CCCACTGATCGGGCTCCTCGGTGTAGTTGCTGCGGCTCATCCGCCCCCCTTGATCTTGGCCAGCGCTTCGCGCACCGGCTCGCGCCACTCGTCGTAGTCGCGGTTCGTGTGGTCGAGAAGCTCCTCGGCGGCGTCGATGAGCTCGAAGATGCCCTGCAGTGCTGCGGCGTGGTACTTGAACTCGAACAGGTTGCGCGTCCCGCCACCGATGGTCGCGATGACGGTGACCAGTTCGTCCACCGAATGCTTGGTTTGACCGCATTCTTGACAGCGACTCATCATCGGTGCACCCACGTCAGCGCATTCTGCGCGCGCGTTGCGGCTGTGTAACTCCACCGCGGACGCTCACTCGTACTGCTGTTTGTGTCATCCCACACCGTGACCCACGGCCACTCCGAGCCCTGAGCCTTGTGCGCGGTGAGACAGAAACCGAAGTCCGCGAACACGTGCCCCTCGAGCGGATCGGTACCGCGCGCGGTTGCGCCGAAGCACGCGAGGTCGACCCAGAGCTTCCGACCGTCGTCAGTCGACACGACCAGCGCGTCCTCTTCGATCTCCTGAACGGTGACGTCCAGGACCTCGCCGTTGGCGACGTTCTGTTGGTAGTCGTTGCGCAGCACAAGCATCGGCCAGCAGGACTTGTTGGCGCGCAGCATGTGCAGGAGCTCGACCGGCGTAGCCTCGCGTGACGTCGCGACGTCCTCGATCATCCCACGAAGCCAAAGGATGTAGCGGTTGAGCCGGTGCCGGGTGGTATTCATCCAACAGATCGCCACGTCGCTGCGTCGGATCGACGCCTCTGCTTCCTTGTTGGTCCCGACACCGGGAGCAAGCCAGATCGTGTCGGCCGCACCGCACGCTTCTGGGACCTTGGTGCCTTGGCGCAACGCGTGCGCGAAGTCGAGCAGGCCGGCGTCGTCCTGTCGGTGGATCTCCGACAACGCGAAGTTCGGCTTGCGCATGATCCCGGGATCGCCACCAACCGGCGGTAGCTGTCCGTGGTCACCGACGAACAGGACCCGGTAGCCGGAGCTCATAAGGTCGCGGTGCATCTCGGTGTTGACCATCGACGCCTCGTCCACGATCAGAAGCGGCGGCGTCGTGTCCGGTTTGCGGTGCTTGCTTCGCGTCTTGTCGAAGCCGACGTAGTCGAACTCGGGGTCGCCGTGCTCGTCCTTGCCGGCGAACGAGTAACAGAGGTGGTGGATCGTGTGCGCCTTCACGCCCTTCTCTCGCAGTCGGAGCGCGGCCTTCCCTGTCGGAGCACCGATGAGGACAGGAGAGCTCCACTCGCGCCGTAGCGCGGCCACGGTCGAAGTCTTGCCGGTGCCGGCGAACCCGGCGAGCGTGAACGTCTGCGATTCAGGGTTGGCCCACCACTCGTGGATCTCCTTGAGCGCTTGGCATTGATCTTGGGACAGCTTCATTCGGTGTTGGTCTCTACAGGGTGAAAGATCGATCGCTTGACGCGTTCGTAACGGCCGTCATCGACCACCACGACCGACGCAGGGATCTCGAGCTCGTCGACGCGAGTCAAGGCTTCAGCGACGGACTCAGGTGCGTCACGGAATCCAGAACGAAGACCTGCGCGTTTGTAAATTTGCGCCTCGCGGGAGTGGTCGAGCCACCAACGCCGCGCCTTCTTCTCGGCGTAGCCGCCGTGCTGCAAGCAGACCCATTCCGTGAACGTTCGCATGCCACAGAGGAAGTCCACGCGCAACGACACCGGCCGCCCTTCCTTCTGATGCGCCCGGAAGTGCCAGCCGGTCACGTTGCACGTCCGCGGCTTGTTGGCCTCAAGGTCTATCGGTGACTCCCACGCGGCGACCTTGGCATGCTCAACAGCGATTGCCCCGCCTTCCCACTCGAACCCGCAACATGGGCACGGGTTGACTCCGAGGTCTAGGATCTCACCACAGAACGGACACGACTTCGTCGGTGCGGCTTCCTTCTCGGAGCCGTCGACGCGCTCGTGCTTCGGCTTGACCCTGTTGATCGGTCCATGGCGCTTCACGTTCTCGCCGTAGTCCAGGACCAAACAATCCTTCTTGCCGGGGAACGGTCGCATCCCGCGGCCCATGATCTGGACGTAGAGCGCCGTCGACCCGGTCGGTCGCATCACCGCCATCAGGTCGCAGCACGGCGCGTTGAAGCCAGTCGTCAGGACGCCGACGTTCACCAACGCGCGGAGCTTGCCGTCCTTGAATCGCTGGATCACCGAGTCGCGCACGTCCTTCGGCGTATCGCCGAACACGTGATCAGCGTCGATACCATGACGGTCGAGCTCGGCGAGGATGTCGCCGGCGTGCGCCTTGCCGGTCGCGAACACAAGCCAGGCTTTGCGATTCTCTTCGGTGCCGATCCTGACCGTCTCGGCAACCGCGGCCTCGACGCATCCCTCCGACCGCGCCGCGGCCTCGAGCTCGGCCTTCTTGAAGTCGCCGCCGGCCATGCCGACGGTGCTGGTGTCGATCGTACCGCCACCGGGCGGCTTCTTGGATCGCAACGGCGCAAGGTAGCCGCCCTCGATCAGCCGCGGAAGCTGCACCTCGTACGCTACGTCTGTGAAGATGCGTCCGTCGCCTTTGTGCAGGTAGCCGCCATCGACTCGGTAGTGCGTCGCCGTGTAGCCACACACGCGCACGTTCGGGTTGATCGCGCGGAGCTCTTCGAGGTACTGGCGGTAACGCCCCATCCCTTTTTTCGGCACGAGGTGCGCTTCGTCGATCAGCACGACATGGAAGTGCCCGAGCTCGCCCGCGCGCTTGTAGATCGATTGGATGCCAGCGAACAGCACCGATGTATCGGTGTCTCTCTGACCGATACCAGCGGAGTACGTGCCAACGGTGACGCCCGCGCCGTCAAGGTGGCGCTCGAACTCCTCGCGGTTCTGCCGGATGAGCTCCTTGACGTGTGTCAGGATCAGGAAGCGCACGCTTGGCCACGCGGCGATCGACACCTTCACGAACTCCGACAAGATCAGCGATTTTCCTGCGCCGGTAGGAACAACGAACAGCGGGTTGCCTTCCTTGTTGCGGTCGAAGAACGACCAGTGCGCCGCGAGGCACTCCTGTTGGTAGTCGCGGAGCGTGAGTACCATCAGTCCCTCACGTGCTCAGCCATGCCGTACGTGAATACCTCGACGTCCGTCAACGGCCGGATGATCTGATGCGTGACCGGTTGATCGCGCGCGTCCTCGGCATCGGCTTGCCCCGCCTTCCCGATCACGTGTCGAGCTATCGCGACACGTGATCGGCGCTGCGCTCGACTGAGCTCGTCGGTCGGTATCGGCATGATCGGATCCCGGCTTTGAACCGACACGCTGACCCACCACGTGGGCCGTCCGAAGGTGGTTAGTCAAAAGTCACCGATATGCAACGCGAGCAACCAGCGGTACCAGCTATCCTGGAAAGCCACAGCGCCGCGTGTCGCGACAAGCGGTACGTGTTCGGGTTCTTCGGCTGGCCGCGATGCCGCATCGGCGAATCGACCCACCGGAAGCCGCACTTGCATCGCGTCACGCTGCCGTCGACCGTCTCGCCTGCTCATGCGCTGGCTCCTTTGGGCATGGGGATAGCCTTCGCGATGGCGCGACAGATGAGCATGCGGACCACCTCACGCGCCGTCGCTTCCAGGTAGCTTCGCCAGATCTCGGCCCTGTTGGCTTTGGCCTCTGCCGGCGTGATCTCTCCACGCACGTAGTCGATCGAGACCTCGTCGAGCTGGTCGCGTGTCTTGCGAGAAAGCTCCAGGAATTCTTCGCTGACATTCATGGCTTCTTCCATGGGTCGGCTCCCTTCGTCGCCCAGCAGACGACCTCAAGCTTGTCCGGGTACAGGCGGTCGACGGGACGACGACTTTCCACGAGTCCGGACGCGTAGTGCTGGAACGTGTAGGTCTTGTGACACGCGAAGCACGGCACTCCGGTCCAGGTGAGACTGTCCTCGGCGCTACGCCACACGAGACAGACCGGTGTCGCGCAACACGGAGAGGCGATCTCGATCGCCCACGTCTGGAGCTCGCGAAGTCGTTGCAGGTTCAGATCCAGGCGTGCGTTACAGAACGCCGGCAGACGACGAAATCCGCCAGCCGGCCGCGGATTGATGCAGAAGTCGCCACGCGCGATACCGCACCGCGGACAGTCGACCCAGCGCGGCGAGCTCATCGCCCCGGTCGGTGTTGATCCCTGGCGAATTGGATCGCCCGGAATCAATACCGGATGAACCGCCAGCCGGTCACCGTCAACCACGACCTCGGTGCCTTCGTAGCAAGCGGCCGCGCACGCGGGGCAGAGCACGAGCGCATGCTTGGGAAGATCCGCCGGCGTCAACACTGCGCTCCGGCACTCCAGGCACACGGCGCCCGAGCTCCAGGGGGCGTAGGGTGCAACGTATATCACCGGCGCCCCTTCGGCGCGGGCGCCTTGCTCAGCTTGGCGACCGCCCAGACTGCTCGATCCGATGGACCGAGGCCGGTCGTCTGGACGATTGCTACTCCGTCAAACAACGACACCACGACGGGGCGGTAGTTGCCGTGGCATCCAGCGACCACCACGCGATCGCCGACGACGATGGGTCGCGCTGTTGGCTTCTGTTCCATGCCCCGGAGCCTACCGTGATTTGTCCGCACGGAAAGACCAGCGACGAAGCTGGTCCTCGGTCGCCAGAGGGAGCTCGGCGCGTTCCTCCGATGTCAACGACTGGAACAGCCCGACAAGCCGAAGCAAGAAAAACGGCCGCTCAGGCTCGTCGGCAGCCGGCTTGTTGAGCTCGGCGCCACTGAGCAACCGGCCGGTGAAGCTACAAATCTGGACCCACGCGGAGTCACGGTGGTCGATGAGCGTCGGCTCGCCGGTCTCGTGATCGTAATTCTCGGCGTCATTCGTGAGCTCCTCGATCGCGTCGTTGAACGCGTCGGCTTGATCCGTATCGAACTCACAGAAGCACTGGCGCAGACCAACGCCCTGGCACGCGAAGGTGATCACCATCGCCTCGATCCGCCCAGCCGGGCAACCGAACCGGAGCAGCTTCCGAATCTGTGGTGGCTTGAGGATTGGGAAGTGAATCCGGAGCTCGTGAAAAGCGCGCGGCGCCGTCTCGGGTGGCATCTGCCCGCCCAGCATGTTGGCGATCGTCTTCTCGACGAGCCCTTCGGCTTGCTCTTGCGTGAGCGGTCGCGTGACAGATTTGGTCAGGGCGCTCGCCACACGCGCAAAAAGCGCCGCCTGCCGATCACTCATCGTGAACAGGCGGATCTCCGGCGGCCGGTCGCCATTCCGCGGCTTCGTGGTGATCGGGATGGTTCGGCGCATGAGCTGGTTCCGTATCTGTTCGAGGAACTTGGGGCGCGTGCTGACTTCGAAGCAGGTCACAGCACGTAGACCTCTTCAAGTTTGCCGCCAGTGTCGACGACGCGGACCTCGGGACTCTTGTCGTAGTAAACCGCACGCGCTTCCTTGTCGAAGTCGGACGCCGACCATGGGAGCAACGCCGGGATGAACAGATGCGCGTCACAGCCGGCGCGCTGAGCGTCTCCGTCGAGTGGGATCCCGTGGTGATCGCAACGCCAGGTCCCGTCGGTCAGCGGTGTCGAGCTCGCGCACGTTCGGCAGTTGCGTTCGATGTTCGACGGGTCGCTGAGGTGGCACGCTGGGCGATACGCGCAAAACTTGCACTTCCACCACGTCGGGTCGTCGCTGATCCGCGTGAGCGGCTCGGCTGAGAACACCACGGCATCCGCTTTCTCGATCACGCGCAACGCGAACGCCTCGTCGTATTCGACGCGCTCAACGTGGATGTGGTCGTCGTTCTTGCACACGCACACGTAGAGCGCGCGCGTCAGCCCGAGCCCGTGCATGTAGATTTGCATCTGCGTGTAGTGCTCCGAGCTCCACACCTTCACGCCGTCGCGTCGGAGCTCCGCAAAACGCTTCGCGTTGCTCGTCTTGACCTCAAGCAAGTGCCAGGTCTTGCGCGCCTCGGGAACGCCAAGCAGCGCCCCGTCACTCGAGCCCGAGAAGTGTCCGCCGAGGTAGGACACGCGCCACTGGTCGCCGTTCTCGTCGACGTCGTGGACCTCCCACTCGAGCGCCTTGAGCTCTTCGACGATCCATGCTTCCTCGCGGTGGCCTCGCTCGAACAGTCGTAACAGACGACCGTCAAACCCCAGCACCGGCCTCATCGAAATGCCGCCGGGCGGGTTCAACCACCGAAACGAGTACCACAACGATCGCACGCACTCGCGTCCGATGATGCTCGCACCGAGGTGCGGTCGCCGCCAGTCATCCGCGTCGCGCTCGTGGCGCGCGAAGATCGCAGCGACCGTCGGGTTCATTCGTTCCGGTAGCTCGACCATCTACACCACGATTGCCTGGTCGCACTTCGGGCACTTCGGGTCGCTCGGGATCTCCGGCCCCACGCTGGGATCGAACGTGATCGCGAGGCGGTGTTCGTGAGCGTCATGGCGCCATGCACCACGGCTTGCGCGATCATCGTGCATCGCCTTGCAGTAGAGATGCAGCGTTGTGAATAGAAAGGCCGGCGGTCCTGCCGGCTTCTTCTTCGGGTTCTTCTTCTTCGCAGCCATCACTGCTGCCAGGGCATCTTGCCACCGGCCGCTGCTCCAGGAGGCGTACCCGCCGGCGGCGCCTTGCCGGTGCCGGTCGCGCCAGTGCTGACCGGCACCGGCACACCAGCGCCGAACCGCGCGGCGTAGGCTTCGTAGCCCTTGACGTCGTTGCTGGCGTCGTACTCGCCCTTGGCGGGGACCGCCTTGACCTTGACGGCCATCGGCTTGCCATGGAGGACGTCCGTGTCCGTGACCGCGGTCAGGTGCCCCACCGCGTGACAGATCGCGGTGAGCTCACGCTCAGCGATGTCGACCGCCTGCTGGTTCGAGTTCCAGAGGTTGAGCCGCGCCCAGACCTTCCGGCCTTTCAATTCCGGATGGACGGCCTCGATCATTTCGAGCTCAAGCCACAGGTACGCGTGCCCCTCCGTCTTGGCCTCGCGGTTCTCGCTGTCCACGATCTGCATCGCGTACCAAGCGGTCGGGAGAATATCGAACGCCTTCGCGGGCTCTTTCTCGTTCGGGTCGAACGGCTTGCCTAGATTCGCCATGTCACGTGTCCTTCTTGGTTGTTGGTGTTGTTGCTTCCGGTAAGGAACCGGGCTTCATGCCTTCGACGAACGCCGCCCATGACAGCTCGATCTCGGGCTGAAGCCCGTAGCGGTTCTTGGCCTGGAAGGCCGGGCGCGCCTCGGTGTACACGATGCGCTCGCCCATCCCGACGCCGCGCGCGCGACCCTTGCCGGTGTTCTTCGGGTCATCCTTGACCACGTGGGCACGGAAGTTGGCGAACAGTAGGGCGTCGAGCCAGTCGTGAACGTAGTCCGCGAATTTCTCTTGGAGCCGCAACCGATAGCGATCGTACGGCTCGGTGTCCGGGCTCTTGAACTGCTTGACCATGTGATGGCAGATCAGAATGATCGCCATGTTCTTGTCGTTGCGCAGCGCTTCGAGACCCTGGAACAGCGCCTTGGCTTCGTCGACCGCGTAGCTGTAGCCACGGCCGTAACCGAACTCCTTGCTCGCCGCGTCGATGTTGCTCTGGTGCCACTTGTCGCACGTGTGCTTCCACAACAACGGCTCGAGGAAGTCGAGCGAGTCGATCACGACGGTCTCGTATCCGTGCTCTTCCGTGTAGAGCGCAGACACGCACCCCATGACCTGCGCCCACGTCCGCAGCACCGGATCACCCGGCGTTGGCTCGAAGCGTGCAAGGTCCATGGAGCCCTGGCCTTCCTCTGTGAACAGGAAGACTGCGTTGGGAGCCCCTGCGGCCCATGACGTCTTGCCGATTCCACCGACACCGTACATGCCGACTTTCGGTGCCTTGATGCGAACGCCGGTGGCGATCGATCCGAGATTGATGCTCATGTCGCCTCCGCTGGTTCGTTCGGCATCGCCTCGCGAATCTCGAGCGTCTTGATCTCGACCGACACCTTGCCGGGCTTGCGCGTGATGACGTCAGACACGTCAGCGAACGCGGCTTTCGCGTCGGCGTCGCCCTCCTGAAGCGCGCGTGCTGCCTTGGTGTCGAGCTCATACTTGGCTCGGAAGATCGCACGGCCAGGATGCTTCGGCGGGAGCGTGCGCCGAAGCGCTAGCCAGGCTTCGCCGTCGACCTTGGTCGTGATGGGTTGCTGGAGCACGAGCGAGCACGCGCCGCGGTCGTCGTCCTCCCGGAAGGTCTCCTGACCTTCCGGCTTCTCAAAATTCGTCTGCGCAACAATCGCGATCTCGATCTCGAGTACTCGCGCGGCGGCTATTTCCTTCGCGCGCTTTGCTATGCTCAGCCGATTGGCGAGCACGAGCAGATCGGGTCCGGGAGACCCGCTGTCGTCGGTCATGGTGCGTCCTGGTTGGGAGTCTTGCGGTCGCTCCGAGCTTCTCGCTCGACAACCGATCCGCGTGATGCGCGCACGGTAACCGCGCCCACGCATGAAAGCCAACCAGCGAAGAAAAAGCCCCGTGGCCTGACCGCCACGGGGCAACAACACCATCCAGAAGCGGCGGCCAACGTGACCGACGTTCAGGGGACCGGTCGGAGAAGGCTGACCGATCCGGTCCGAAGTATATAGACTCAGGCCAGCGCGGCCCGTGCAGCGAAGGCCAACGCCCCGTGAATCGCTCCCGCGATCCGCTGGTCGAAGGCGTCCGCTTCGGTCGTCACCGCTACGCCTGCGCGCAGGGCGACCGCATCGCGCTCGGCCCGAACCGCTACTTCGAAACCCTCCGCCCCCACCAGCGTCGCCAGATGCGCGGACCGCTCGGCCGCGTACGCGGCGATGGCCGCTGGTGTGTCTGTGAGGCTCCTGCCGGTCTCACTCAGCACGTCCTCGAGCAGGGAGCGGAACCCGTCTGCCGTGTCGCTCATCGAGCCACCAACGCCTGGATGGCGTCCACGAAGTTGTTGTTGCGTTCGCGCAGTGAAACAGCAATACCGGCGGCGAACTCGCCGGTAAGCACTCGAAAGTCGGCGCCAGCGTCAGCAGCAGCGCCGAGCTCGGCCCACGCGGTCGCCGGGACCTGAAGCAGTCCAGCCCAGTCGTCGAGCTCGGCGGCGCGATCGCGGGCGAGGGCCGCGCCCATGGCCTCCAAGCTCGGCGTCGATGTCTCCATGACGTCAGAGCGGACAGCCGGCCAGGTCGCCCGAATCGTGGGCCAGAGCATGTTGTCGCGAGCTCGCGCCCCGGCGCAGGCTGTTACGACGAGAAGAAGCAAGCACGCGGACGCGCGCTGCAGGCAGTGTTGGTTCATGGGGTCGTCTCTCTGAGCCGCAGCAGCCGTCCCTGTCGATGCCACAAACGCATCGACGTCGAATGGTGCTGCTTCGATTTCTTGTGATCGTTCGTCGAGTGACCGCCACAGCGACACTTCTTCGTCAGCGACCAACCGCGAGCAAGTCCAAACGCCACCAACGTCTCGCCGTCGTCCCCGTTGTGGCGGCAATAGCTCAATCGCAGTCCCCGCACTCGACGTGCACGGACATCTGTGCCATCTGGACCGCGTCGCCGTCCTTGATGACGAAGAAGTGCGCTTGCTCTTTGCCGCACCCCGGCTTGTCCATGCCGAGCGTCAGCACGTGCTCGCCTTCGTAGATTTGCATCGACGGGAACGCGGTCATCTTCTCGCCATCCGCGATCGAGATCGACAACTTGACGTCACCGTCGCACGCGTTGTCAGGGCACACGCCGTCGACCGCGTTGGACGAACAGAAGTGGGTGATCTTCGAACCACCCGGTGTGGCATCGAGACCGGAGACGTCGGCCACGTCGTCGTCAATTTGCAATCGGTCGTCATGGGTTACGCCCTCCCGAGCGCATGAGCAGCAGACACGGGCGCGGCCACGTCGAAGTCGCCGTCGCTGTCTTGGGTCCAATCGCACCACTTCCCGTCATCCTTACCGGGCTTCGGGACCATCGAACCCTCGACGTCGATGAGCTCGACGCCCCAATCGAAACCAACGACTTCCGAGACCGACACGAGCGCAGTCTTACCGAAGTACGCGTGCGCGTCCGTGCTCTGACCGGCGTCGTCGGGCCGGTGCGTTGGCGTCAGTCGCGCGACGAGTTCGTTGCGCGCGTCACCGGTGAGCCAGAGCAACCCGGCGAAGTGAGCCAGCGACCGAAGCGCTGAGGTGCCGCGCTTCGTGTTCGCCTTCTCCCAAGCGAACGGGAGGTACTCGAGGATCGCAGCGTGCGCGGCCTCGGTGGTGACCATCTGGCGCGTGCTCCACTCCTGCGTCGTCGGTTTCTGGCCAGGACGGAACCACGGATCGAGCAGGTCGAAATCCAGCGCCTCAAGGAGCCGGGAGCGCTCCGCCCCGTAGGGGTCTGCGCCGGCGTCAGTGATCGCCTGGAGCCGCTGGGTGATCTCGTCCTGGCTGCGCGGAATTGGAGTCATGCCCCAAGTAGGGATCTAACCGCGGCCGTTGTCCAGACCGGGACGAGAACAAAAGCCAAGCCAGCCAGCAAAGCCGGGCGCGTTCGTGCGACTCTAGGCCGCTGAGCCGGTCCGCCGCATTCGCGAGGGCGGTGGTGTGGGGGTGGGCGATCACTTCACACCTCCCGGCCGCGCGACAACGAGCCGGCCCATCATGTGAGTCTCGATCCTCAATCCGTAACCAACCACCAGATCCATCAGGTCCGCGTGCGTTCCGCTCGCCAGTTCCTCGCCGGTGCGGAGGCTGGTCAGGGTGCCGTAACGGATGCGGCAGACGGTGTCTTCTTTCCGGGCGGTGAGCATCGCCGCGGGGTTGTTTTTAGCGTTGTTTCTCATACCCCCCTCTTCGGCAATCGCCGCCGCGAACTTGAGCGGCGGGCTTTAGTAATCCTCGAGCGTGAACGACATCCGGCGAGCCGCGCCGTTCAGGAGCTCGAACGTCTCGCCGCTGTCCAGGTTGGCGCCGCCGGCGTAGGCGTGCATCAGCGTCTGAACCAGCGCGCGGGCGCTGCCGACGTGGCCCCAATTGGGCTTCGCCACGGTGTCAGTCTGCTGCGTTGCGATCGCGCGAAGCAGGACCATCGCGGCCTCGCGTGCGGTGTCGAGCTCGGCCGCGGCGCTGCGGCTGTCGTCTGTCGTGTAGTGCTT